GTCTTACACCGACCTGGCCCTCCCTGGTGCGCTAATGGATAGGGCCAAGGAATGGCTGATGCCCACCGATGCCAAGTGGAGGGAATCGTCCAAGACCTGGACATTCCCTTCGGGGGCCACCCTTACGTTCGGATACCTGGAACACCTGGGCGATGAATACCGATACCAAAGCACGGAATTCCAGATGATTGGATTTGATGAGTTGACCCAGTTCGAAGAATCCCATTACCGGTATATGTTCTCCAGGTTGCGGCGAAAGGCGGACGGCGGGCCTCCGTTGCGTATGCGCTCCGCGTCGAATCCTGGCGGTATCGGTCACGAATGGGTTAGGGGGCGGTTCATCGATTCCGACCCGGCTAATGGCGGTCGAGTGTTCATAGCGGCCCGGTTGCCGGATAACCCGCACCTTGACCAGGAAGGATATGTCCAATCCCTTGACCAGCTTGACCCTGTCACCAGGCGGCAGCTTCTCCAGGGCGATTGGTCGGCCAGGCAACCAGGGAATCTTTTCCGGCGGGAATGGTTCCCGGTGGTGGAGGATGTCCCGGTCTTTATCAACAAGTCCGTCCGCTACTGGGACTTGGCAGCGACGCCGAAGCGGCCCGGCACCGACCCAGATTGGACGGCGGGAGTGCGCGTGGATTACGCCACGGACGGAATCTATTATGTGGTGGACGTGCAGCGGATGCGCGGGACTCCTGCGGACGTGGAGCGGCGCATCGCCCAGACCGCGGCGGTGGATGGGCTATCGACCCAGATAGTCATCGAGCAAGAACCGGGCGCGTCCGGCGTCAACACGATTTACAACTACGTCACGAGGGTGCTGCCGGATTTCACGACGCGGGGCCAGCGGGCCACCGGCTCCAAGCTGGAGCGCGCCGGGCCGACCAGTTCCCAGGCAGAGGTCGGAAATGTCCGTTTCCTCCGTGGCCCCTGGGTCGGGACGTTCCTCGATGAACTGGAGGCGTTTCCGTTCGGTGGTCACGATGACCAGGTGGACGCTCTATCGGGGGCCATGATGCGACTGCGGGCCATCCACGCGGTGGAGCCGGTGGTTCATCACCTGGTGGGAGCGCGCCGCATAAGCCCAGCGGAGAACCCGATGGGCCTCGACCCTGATAATCCCATCTACTGGGACACCGACAGGAGATAGAAGCAGATATGGTATTACGCGCCAGCGGACTCGACCCGGTTACAGAATCCTTGATGCAATGGATACAGCAACAAGCCGAAGACCGGCGCGAGGACTACGACATGACGCGCCGATACTACGGCGGGGAGCATGACACGGCAGTCACCGACCGGCTCAAGAAGTTCCTCCCTCCCAGGCTGGCGTTTAGGGACAATTTCATGAACGTGGTGGTGGATTCCCTGGCGGAACGGCTCAAGGTCATCGGGTTCAACACGGAGGACGAAGCCTTCGGGGAGTGGGCCTGGGATATGTGGCAGAAGAACCGTATGGATTATACCCAGGTGGTCGTTCATACGGAGGCCATCATGCTGGGCGACAGTTACCTCCTGTGCGATTGGGACGCCAAGAAAGAACGGCCCAGGTGGACGCACCAGATGCCGGAGATGATTATTCCGCACTACGATGAAGTCAACCGGAGCATCGATTGGGTGAGCAAGAAATGGCTCCAGCATCCGCGCATCGGAGACGAACCGGAAACCCGGCTGAATATCTACCATGACGACCGGGTCGAGAAGTATGTGGCCAGGGGCGGCGTCTGGGCCAAGTACCAGGACGAAGAAGACGAAGCGTGGCCGGTGCCGTGGCTCGACCGGGCCGGTGAACCCTTGGGGGTTCCCATAATCCATTTTCGGAACCGCCCGCTGGGAGGCGACTTTGGGCAGTCGGAGATTATCAACGTTATCCCGATGCAAGACCTTTTGAACAAGTCCTTGATTGACCTCACGATGATTCTGGATACGCTGGCATTTCCCCAACGGTACACGCTCAACGTGGCGCACAATTCCTCCAGGCTGGAAATCATGCCGGGGAGCGTGGCGGAGTTCCACAGTGAATACGACGGAGGCCAGGTCGGCCAGTGGCAAGCCGCCTCCGTGGAAGGGCCGTTGAAGGCCATCGAATCCCTGGTGCAACATATCGCCGGGACGACCAGAACTCCGCAGCACTTGTTCCAAATCATGGGCGGGATGCCCAGCGGGGAAGCCCTCAAGACCGCGGAGAGTGGCCTGGTGAACAAGGCCCAGCAACGCATGGTCAACTTCGGCAACGCCTGGGAGGATTGTCTGATGATGGCCCTCCGCATCCAGACGGCCTTCGGGGCGACGGTTGCCGACGCGGAGGAGGTCATGCTGGAGACGACCTGGGACGACCCAGAAACCAGGAACGAGCAATCCCACATGGAAGTTCTGAAGGGCAAGGCGGAGTTAGGGGTAACCAAGCACCAGATATACCGGGAACTGGGCTATACCCAGGAACAGATAGACCAGATGGACATGGATAGCGAGGCCGACCGCCGGGCCGAAACCAACATCGGGGCGGAGATACTGCGAAACTTCAACGCCGGAGAGATTTAATGCCGTTAGAAATCATTCACGTCGGTAATGTATGCCAGCCATGCGCGGAGGATTGGAGACAGATTTATCGGAAGCAGTACGAACCCCACCAGGTGGTCGTCACTTGCTACGAAACGAACCCGAACGATTGCGAAGAATGTGAAGGGGATTCGGCTACTGATATGGCCACATTCAACGAGTCGTGGGATGCCGCCGTCTGACGCCCAGGTCGCCGTGGAGGAATTCCGCAAGCGCATCGCCCGCCAGGAGGCGGCAGCGGCGGGCCAGATGGTGCGCGCCTATGCGCCGGTGTACACGCGCCTCCAGAGCGACACGCGGGCCTTGGTGCAAGTGGCCAAGACCAGGGGCTTGAAACCCTGGCAAGTCATGCGGATGCAACGGCTCAAAGACCTGGAACGTCAATTCCTGGTGAACACCGACCGGTTCGCTAAACAGGCCGGTTCTATCGTTACGGAAAGCCAGAGGGCGGCGGTGGGCCTAGCCCGCCAGGGCGCGCTCCAGGCGACCGCTGCGGGGCTTCCGCGTGGTATCACGATGGAGAACATGGCCAACCTGGGCCTGGGCTGGAATGGGCTTCCCGATGACGCCTTCCAGAACTTCGTCGGGATAGCCGCGGACGGTGCGCCATTGGGGAACCTCCTGACGCCGCTGGGGCCGGAGGCGGTGACCGGGGTTCGGGACAAGATTGGAGAGGGCATCGCTCTGGGCAAGGGGCCGCGCGAGACGGCAGACCTGGTAGCCACGGCGGCGGGTATGCCACTTTCCAGGGCGTTACTCATCACGCGGACAGAAACCAACCGGGCTTACCGCGAAGCCACGCGCCTGGAGTATGGCAATAACTCCCGCGTGGTGAAGGGTTACCGGAGACACGCTGACCACAGTGACCGGACGTGTATCGCTTGCATCGCCCTGGACGGCAAACTCTACACGCTCGACCAACCTCTTGACGAACATCCGAATGGCCGGTGCGCCCTGGTGCCGGAGGTGCTGGACTACGCCGACCTGGGCCTGGATATGCCGCGGACTCCTCCGCCGGAGAACGCCCGCGATTGGCTGGCTGGGCAATCGGAGGGGGTGCAGCGGGACATCCTGGGCGGGACGCGGTTCGATGCCTGGCAAGCTGGGGAGATTGAATTAAGCCAACTGGCGGTCGTCCGCCCACATCCGGTCTGGGGCGACACCGCCGTCGTGAGGCCACTCAATCAGACGCCGACCAGGTCGGGAACGCCGATTCGCCAGGTGGGCGCGCCTCCGTCAGCACTCCGCCGACGGCCTCCTCCACCGGAGGCCGTACCTGTGGAGGCACCTCCCAAGCCGCCGCCACCATCACCGACCGCCGAATTGATAGACCCCCAGACCGGCCTCCCGGTGCGAGGCTCCAGAACTACTCCGCCGGAGCCAATCTTGCCGAAGGAATGGGACGTTAATGCGACAGGCCGGTTCGCGAGAGGCGGCGACCCTGACGATTTTTTAGACATTGCTCCAGGCGAAGCAACGAACTTATTAAAATACTCAGGAACGACCAGCCGCGAGGTGATAATAACCCAGGTGAAAGAACAAGAAGCATGGGCAAGGGCCGTCGGTGGGGCCGTTGAGGTCGATTATTCGGGCCTTTCCATCAAGGCGGCTAGGGATGTTAATCAGGCCGTGGCCCGCACGATTGTAAAAGATAACGCCCATCCATTGGAGAGGATTGTCACATATCCAAAAGCAGGGAGTCCGTTTGACAATGCCTACGCTTATCAGACCCACGAAGGAGGCGTCCATATAAATGCCGCGGGCGCAAATGGTTCGGCGAGGACTATTACGGCAAAGACTAGCGCAGATAACGCAAGAAACGCTCAACAGCAATTAGGCTGGCCGAATATGAGAGCCGGTGTCGTTGATGATATAGCGCAGAAAAAGGTAGCTATGCAGGAGATGTCCGCTGAACGCGTGGCCTGGAGGGCAGAAGGGCGCGACGTTTTTCCCATTAGCCAAGATATGAAGCGGTTGCGGAAGACGATTAGCGAAAAAGAACAGACCCTTAAAGACCTTGATAAGATGATTAAGGAAACGCGCTCTGGGGCTTGGAGTACGGCGAACTCCTGGGATGAGATAATTACCCATGAGATTGGGCATTACTACCACCGGCGGTATGGCTTCTATGACCCTAACGCGTTATCGGTATTATCGAAAAAGCATAGCCGCGACCCCATAGGCTTTACGCGTAAATATGACCCAGAGGATGGGAAGTGGAAAGGTTCGTTCCTTGCCCGCGACGAGGCTTATAAGTTATCGAAATATGCTGGGACTAACGACCATGAGTTCTTTGCAGAAGCCTTCGCGGAGTACCATTTCAAAAACAAGAATATTAGCCCGCGGATAAGGAAGTTCGTGGAAGAAGTAACGCAAGCCAACACCGAATTTGGTAATGTTGACTTGAGAGATGCGGCACGGATTCCGCTAGGGGAAAGGAAGGGCAATCCTAAATCCGTATTCAGTGGCCGTTTCCATGTGCCAGAGTGAGGAGACAGATGGTTCTACCAAATAACGGAGAGATTATTACTGGAGGCAATTCTGGTCAGTGTATTTCGTGCCGGTGGTATCTGGGGGAGATACGCCAGGGCGTCCATGCTTGCGAGGCGTTTCTGCGGGGGATACCGATGAGAATCGTGCGGGGTGAAGTTGACCACCGGGTGCCATTTAAAAATGACAACGGAATCCAATGGGAAGAATCCGCAGAGTGGCGGAAATTTTATGACGAGGCTTTAGCTAGATGATTGCAGAACTAGACGGCGAAAGCAGGGCGATTCTCCGCCATCGGCGCGGTGTTATGTGGTGTCCATTCTGTGACCGTAGCCGACAGGACGAAGGCATGGAGCAATATTGTGAGGGATGCCATGCCAAGTTCGTGGAGGATGGGGTCGGGATGGCCACAGGAGCC